AATGACTACAGCAAGACATTCAATAAGGATAATGTAGAAGTTATATGTCACCAATGCCACAATGAAGAGCATGGACGATTTATAACCAACAAAGAAGTAATCCTTGTGTATGGTCCACCTTTAAGCGGCAAGACATCATATGTAAAAGAAAACAAAGGTTATAGTGATATCGTTGTTGATCTGGATAAGCTTCAGGAAGCAATCACACTCATGCCAACATATCAAGAAGTACCAGCTGTTAAACGAAATCTCTTTAGTGTAAGGGATTTATTGCTAGATCACATTAAGACTCGTTATGGCCAGTGGAAGACAGCATGGATTATTGGTGGTTATCCTAATACATTTGATAGAGATAGAATCATCGATGAACTACAGGTTGATGCAGCAATCCTTATAGAAACAACCAAGGAAGAGTGCTTAAACCGTTTAGAATCAGTAGATGATTATCGTAAACGTTATAAAGAAGACTGGAAATCATACATTAACAAATGGTTTGATACGTATACCCCCCCTATTGAATCGAAAATTGAGGACTCGTGTTAGCCCCCCAGCAAGATAACTTTTCTCGCCACTGAAATTTTCGAAAAATTCAAATTTCAAAAACTTTTCATAAACAAAAAAAGTGAAAGGTTCAAAAAGTTAAACAAAGGAGATCAAAATGGAGCAAATTGATTACTATAAAAATCTATTTGAAAGCAAAGACAAACTTGATGTGTTTGAACTTAATATAGATTTCATAAAAGATCTAATTGATACAAAAACGCAAATTGAAAAAATAAGTCACTTGCCTTTGGTTATTGTTCACAAAACAGATCCAACAAGACAAAAGATCTCTGAAGCTGCAAAAGTTGTTACCAAGTTGAAACAAGTTTATGCAAATCAGATTGTTGTTCTTAATAAACTATTAGGAAATAATGCTGCAGATCCTGATTCAGGAGATTCAATTGAGAGTTTCAAAAGAAAGCATCGGATAGCTGATGAATAAGATCGATTTAAAGAACACGAAAATCAATGGTGTTCATTCATATTTTCTAGATTATTACAAGAAAGTATTTCAAGATGGTTGGAAAGTAGGCCACGAACTTAGAACGGTACTTCAGAATTGCTTTAATGATTTGAATCTATACGATTATGATTCTTCTGATGCACATGTAAGAATTGAGTTTACAGAGACGTTATGCAAGCAATCCAAGAATCGCTTTTATGGAAAACCGTTGAAGCTTATGAAATGGGAACGTGCTTTACTTGAGGTCATTTACAGTTTTAAAAAACCAAACGGACTTCGCAAGTATAAACAGATCCTCTTATTAATCGCACGCAAGAATGGTAAAACAACTCTTTCTGCAGCAGATTGTAATACAGATTTATTTATCGGACGAGGTGGACAGGATATATGTTGTTCATCAAACGATGATGCACAAGCTGATCTTGTATTCCAAGAGATTGATAGCATGAGAGAAGCTATTGATCCAGATGGTAAACATACACACCGGAATAAAAAAGGTCTTAAAAACTTAAAGAATCGCTCTAGAGTATTTAAGATATCCGAAAGACAAAAAAACAAAGAAGGTAGAAATATCACAAAAGCAGTGATCGATGAGGTTCATGAAATGCGTGATAACACAATCTTCATGTCGATATGGCAATCAGCTTCAGTTGTCGAAGATCCTCTCGTATTCGAAATTACTACTGAAGGTATCGTTGATGATGGATACTTAGATAAACGATTAGCATATGCCAGAAAGGTTCTAAACAAAGAGATTGATGATGAATCGCTTCTGCCTTGGTTATACACTCAAGACTCAGAGAATGAAATTTGGAGTGACCGTGATTCATGGTGGAAGTCAAATCCATCAATGGGAGTTATCAAGCAATGGGAATATCTAGAGGACAACGTTGAGAAAGCTAGAACATCAAGAGAAGATAGAGCGTTCATCCTTTGTAAAGATTTCAACCTGAAGCAAAATAAAGCAATCTCATGGCTCATGCACAATGAGATTGAAAATACTGAAACATTTAGTTTTGAAGATTTTAAAGAAGGATTCTATATTGGTGGAATTGATTTATCTGAAACAACAGACTTAACAGCTGCTTGTGCACTTATACAAAAAGGTCAAAAGAAGTTCATGGCAGTCATGTATTTCATTCCTGAATCGAAAGCAAACAGTGAGAACAATACGAACCTAGAAAGAAAAGATTATCACAGTCTAGCTCAAAAAGGATTGATACGGATTTTACCAGGTAATGAGGTAACGTATGAGGCAATCACCCAATGGTATTGGGAGCTCTTTGAGAAATATAGACTTAAACCATTCAAGTTTGGTTATGACCAATGGAATGCTAAAGGTTTAATCAAGGATCTAGAATATAAGTTTGGCCAAGGCGTTACAGAGAAGATTCGAATGGACTATTCAGTCATGAGTAATCCAATGAGATCCTTAGGAGCAGATTTTAAAGATCATCTCATTAATTATCAAAATAACGAGTTGACCAAATGGAATTTAAAGAACGTTGCAGTTAAAACAAATAACTTAGGTTTGATTATGCCTGTCAAAGTACAGTCATCATCCAACAGAATAGATGGAGCGGTTAGCATGATGATTGCATATGCAGTTAAATCAATGTATCAAGCAGAGTATGAAGTATTAATGAACATGGGTGGTGAGTGATTATGGGATTTGGAGACTTACTAAATTCAATCTTTAGAAGAAAAACAGAAAAAGATACAAAAGTTTTCAATTTCGGAAATTACTTATCTTCATCACCAGCAATTAATGTTTACGAAGCTTCTGTTGTCAGAGCTTGTATTCATACAATCGCTGAGGAAGCATCAAAGATGATTCTAAAATCGGTCAAAGTTAAAGATGGTCTTGTTGTTACAAACAGAGATGAAATCAATGACTTACTCATGGGTAAGCCTAATGAACTAATGATTCTTAAAGACATGCTTTATTGGACCGCTTACCGATTAGAACTCAAATCTAATGCCTATTGGTATCCTGAATATCAAATGTATACTTTGCCAAGTGGTGAGCAAGTTGTAAAACTCAAATCTATATATCCAATTAACACGGAATCAGAAGACATGGTGTTTGATGACAAAACAGGTAAGTACTATTTAGTATTTACAATCGTAAATGGTAGCACATATAACATCCCATATGATGAAGTCATTCACTTTAGAAAACATTATGGTGATAATTACTACTTTGGTAATGAATCACGTGTAGATCTTCTGAAGAAACTCAAAATCTACGATCAGGTAACAACACTGATGCCACGTGCATTAGAAGCATCGATGCAACTTAAAGGTATCCTAAGTGCCAAATCACAGATGGGTGAATCATCACTTCAGAAATTTAAAGAAGAATTTGAAGCAAATATGAAAAAAGGTGAGGGTGCATTTGGAGTGCTTGGTGCAGATGGTAAGTTTGATGCATTAACAACTCAGTCGCAGATTGTTGATGAAAAAATATTAGACCACCTTGAAAAAGTAGCTTTAATGAATTTCGGTGTTTCTATGAAGATACTTACAGGTGATGCTACAGAAAACGAATGGCAATCACTTTATCAAAAAAATATTGAGCCTTTCAAGATTGCGATTGAACAGGCTGCAACGCATGTATTATTCAATCAAAGAGAAAGACAATTTGGAAATCAAATCAAGGTTTATGACAAGCTAGTTAATCATTTATCAATGAAAACAAAACTTGAAATCATTAAACTCATGGGTCCAAACAATTACATATCAAGAGCAGAACAAAGAGAGCTCATTGGATATGAAGCTGATGGTGGACCAGATAAAGTTAGTCTAAACTATGTCAGCCAAGATCAAGCTGATAAATACCAGGTAGATGAAAAGACTACCAAGAATGAGGAGGATAACGATGATACTCAATAAAGAACTAAGAGCAAGACGTTCGTTTAATTTAGTTGATATCAATATCGATGAAAACAAAGATGAAGGTACAGCAACTATCGAAGGGTACGCTGCAGTATTTGATTCAGAAACAGTCATAGGTAATGGATGGTGGACTGAATCAATCGCACGTGGTGCTATCAAAGAGTCCGCTTTAGAAGATGTTGTTTTACTAGTCAATCATGATGATTCTAAAATCGCATTAGCTAGATCTAGAAAAAACAATGCAAGTTCTACGCTTCAACTAAGTGTTGATGATAAGGGCTTAAAGGTAAAAGCTAGTCTTGATATCGCAAACAACAGTGAAGCAAAGAATTTGTTCTCTGCAGTCAAACGTGGTGATATCACAGGAATGTCTTTCATGTTTACAGTTGCAGCAAATGAGTGGAGTGATCTTGAAGAAGATACTCCAAAAAGAAAAATTACTGAAATTTCAAGAGTCTTTGAAGTAAGTGCAGTGAATTTCCCTGCTTACCAAGACACTGAAATATATGCTAGACAAGAATCTGATACGTTGGAGAACGAAAAGAAAGCACTGGAGAGTGCTCGATCAGCATTTTTGGTGAAGAATGAGAACCTTGAACTAGCGAAACAAAAAGCCTTGTTCAAAATAAAAAATTTAGGAGGAAAATAAGATGAATTTATTAGAACAAATCCAGGTAAAAGAAGCAAGAATGAATGCCATTTCGGCAGAAATTGAAACCGCAGACAGTGTTGATAAAGTCAAAGCTCTCAATACTGAGTATGAAACACTCAATGAAGAAAGATCCACACTTCTAAGAGCTGCAAATGCTAAACCTGTGGTAGTTACACAAGTTGGTGATTTAACACTTCGTGGTGCAGCTGGCCAAGGTGACCTTGGAGTAGAAGATCCAAGAGCTACTGTTGAATACCGTAAAGCCTTCATGGCGTACGTTCGCAGCAGAAGTAAGGATGTACCAGCTGAATTAAGAGCAGATGCAACATCATTGACATCTGACGTATCAGCATTAATTCCAACTACAATCATGAATCGTGTAGTTGAAGAACTCGATTCTTATGGTAATGTCTTCCAAAGAATCACAAGATCTAACGTACAAGGTGGAGCAAGAATCCCCATTAGTTCGTTAAAGCCAGAAGCATCATGGGTTGCTGAAGGATCTGTTTCTGAAAAGAAAAAGCTTTCTGCAAGCACATATATTTCATTTGGTTATTACAAACTCCAAGTTCGCATTTCAACTTCACTTGAAGCAAGTGCAACTACAGTTGACCAATTTGAAAAACTCATTGCTAGAGCAATCGCTCGTGCAATTGTAAAAGCTGTTGAATCATCTGTATTCAATGGTACTGGTACAGGTCAACCATTAGGTTTACTTGCAGATACAAGAATCGTTGCTGGTCAAAAGTTCAACTTCTTGGCTACAGATGCAACCTTTAAGGGATGGATGGAAAAATTCATTTCTAAAATCAAGAATGCATATGCAACACTTCCTGGCAATGCTATTTATGTTAACAAGGCAACTTGGGATACATACATGGCTGGTATGGTGGATTCACAAGGTCAACCTGTTGCTCGTACAAACATGGGAATTGGCGGAAGACAAGATAGAACATTCTTGGGATATCCTGTTGAAATCGTAGATTATCTACCAAGTTTTGATGCAGCTTCAGCAACTGATGTATTCCTTGTCTTTGGCGATCTCTCTGAATGGGTATTGAACTCAAACCTTCAATTAACCTATAAGAAGTACTTCGATGAAGACACCGATGAATGGATTGAAAAATCCACACTCATTGCAGATGGTAAAGTCGCAGATGCTGCAGGCTTCGTTTTCCTCAAGAAAGCAACAGCCTAACAGTTAGTATTGAGTTTTAAACAACTATTATCTAAGGGTGGTTACTATGACTAAAGAAGAATTCCTAATTGCTTATAACAAGAAAATTGCATATGCTGTTGGTTTTGATACAACAGACGAAGATTCAAACACACGCATTGAAATGCTTATTGAAGCAGGCATTGCTGATATGCAACAAGCAGGAGTAAGCGATGCAGTAATCTTCACAAATAAGTTGTCTGTAATCGCCCTTACTCAATTTGTAATGGACAATTTAAAGATGGTACCTGGAGAGTTTCAAACCTCTCCAGTGTATCTTTCCAATCTTCAAAAATTGAAATATGTGGTGATTCCTGATGCTAGCTAATGTCACAGTATACTTATTTGATGTTGGATCTGTTCAGGATTCAATCAGTGGTGATCGAACTAGATCTGTTTCATCATTTAAAAAAGTTATTGGAGAACTATCTGAAGTTGGTGCTAATACGTTTTGGAATGCTCATTCAAACCAGGTTGAATTAATTGCTACTGTTCAAATAAACAGACAGGTGTATAAGAATAACAAGTTCATTTATTTCAAACGTGATGGAGTTGGTTATGCACTTGAAGTTAATAACGTAGCTAAAGGTGAATCATTTGAAAAGATTCGATTAAACCTTTCAGAAACAAAAGAACCTGGAGTTAAGGAGATGATCGAGAATGCCATATCCGGATAACAAGTTATGGGAATTACTTAAACCTCTTTCATCATCAACCTTAAAGATTTATAAAGAGCATCAAGATGAAGATAATGACAAAAAGCCAGACAAGTATATTGTCATCCAGGAAGAAGTTTATGATGAACCTGAAGCATTTGGTGATGGAAGTCCTATTTTAAGAACATCATCATTTGAGATATACATCAACTGTAGAAAAGCAAATGATGCAAGATCTATCTACAGAAATGTGACCGGAATTCTTACCACAAATGAAATTCCTTATACGCTTTCAGGAAACATCTACGATTCACAAAGTGGTTACTTTACTAGAACCATTACTGGAGATCTGATTTACCATGAGTGATTCAGTTAGTGTTGATAAACAACTTGAAGGCATTTTGGAAGAATTTAAAAGATCCAAACTTAGACCAAAGATTGAGAAAGGTTTGGATGCATCAGCTGAAGTTATAAAAAGAAACCTGGAGGCTGCAGTTGGAGAAGGTGATTCATATCCACACTTCAGTAGATCATGGTTTATCAAAAAAGATTATAAAGGTGTAAGGTACGTAAAGAATTCAAAAAAAGTTGGTGGAACTGACAAAAAGGGAAACAGTAAACAGGTTCCTTTAGCTGCTTATTTAGAGCATGCAGTTTCATCACCTCATAAAGGATTTATCAAACGTACAGTTAGACAAAGCAAAGAACAAGCTATCAATGCTTTTAATGATGCTTTTAAAAAAGGAGAGTAAGCATGCCTAAAACAAAAGAAGTAGAATTTAATATCAAGAATGTTAAGTTTGCTGTTAAGCAATCTAATGGCACTTATGGTGCTGTTCAAGATCTTGCTTATGCAGAAGCTATCAATCTTGAATCGACTTATTCATCTGAACCTGTATATGGTGATGGTGAAATTTTATGTGAAATCACAAGTGATAAAGGATTAACTGGATCCTTAACATTAATTCAAAATTCAGACGATTATGAAATCGCTATGAATAGAAAAATGTTAGTTGATGGTGGTGCTGTAGCAGACATCACTCAAAGAGATAGTGTTGAACACGCTATTTATTTCGAAGTTCATCAATTGCTTGATGGAATCACAAAGACAAAGAAAGTTTGGTTACTTAATGTGACTTCTGGTAAACCATCAGAAACATTTACTCAAAGTAAAGACAATGTCACATTGAACAACCTTGAAATTCCTTTAACCATTCTTGGTGAAAAGATGATGGCCAACGATGGTCTATCAGTTTATGTAGATGCTAATGGTAACGAAAAGAGAGTTACTAAATTATCAGTTAAACCTGGTGATGCATCATATGCAACATTTGGAGCTACCGTACCAACTCCAAAAATGCCAGCTTAATTAGGAGGATACAATGATTGCGATTAATATTCCAACGGTTTCTTATGACTATGAAAATAATAAAGTAGTTCAAAAAAATGGTGAATTGAATGTCACTGTTGATACATCTTTTAAAGCACATTTGAAATGGGAAACTCATTTCCAAGAACTTAAGAAGGGTGTCGATTTATCATCTATGATTGCAGTTGCTTCTGATTGGATTAAAGATGAAAAGACAGCAGCAAAACATCTTAATGATCTGTTAAGAGTTCTTTACTGTTTTATCAGTTCTCCAAAACTTCCAAACTTTGAGAACTTTGTAGAGATTCTTGACGTATCAAACATTGAAACCGTCATTGGTAAAATAGCCGCAGTCATCCAGGAAGTTGGTAAATTCGCCTCAAAAAACTAGTAGCACGGGCTCAAAGACATAACAAACTTTTTGACGAACTTATCGGAAAAAGTGAACAGATTGAGTCCGTGCCTTCTGTTTTAAAAGTGGTGAAGAAAGCTAATGAACACAAAATACCGTATGGCTTAATGGAAGAATTAAACTATACGGATCTTCAAGCAATGATTATCGAGTACGATATCGATATTCTTGAAAGAATGAAGAGAGAAAAAGAACGTGAACGATTAGCTGCTAAAGGTGTTGAAAGAAGAAAAGCAACAGCTGACGATTTTGATAGATTGTAAAAGAAGGTGAAAACATGGCAAAAACTGGATCATCCATTGAAGTTGAAATATTAGCGAATACTAAAAAATATGATGCAGAAACGAAGCGTTTAGTTAATGATGCGAAAAACCTTCAGAAATCTCTTGCTATTGATTTTGATGGGAAACAATATGCTGAAGCTCAAAAACTGATGAGAGAAGCAATTGATAGAACAGAAAAAAAAGCAGCTGTTTTTAGAGACGAATTAAAGAAACTTGAAGATGCCGGTAAGATTGATACCGATGACTATAATAAACTAAGTTCAAAAATGATAAAAGCAGAAGCTGAAGCAGTTCAGCTTAAGCAACAATTAAAAGAACTCAACCAAGTCAAAATGGATAATCTTGTTAATGGTTTTAAAAACGTTGGTGATTCATTTACTAAGGCTGGACAAGCCTTATTACCATTTAGTGCAGCTGCTGCAGGCATCCTTACTGGCATGGCTGCGATTGGTAAATCAACGATTGAATCTGCAGATAACTTAAAGACATTTGCAGATCGTGTGAATCTATCAGCTGAAGAACTTCAAAAGTGGCAATACATTGCCATGCAAACTGATGTCACAAATGAAGAACTACAAGCAGGTTTAGTTAAAGCACAAGGTGCATTTGCATCACTTGCAAAAGGTGATATTGATGTCATGAGTCAAGCACTTATGGACCTTGGTTTTTCTGCAGAAGATGCAACTAAAGGAATGGGTGCTAATTTTGATGACTTAGTGAACAAGCTTGCAGGCATTGAAGATCCAATTATCCAAGCTGCATATGCTAATGAGATATTTGGTGAACGCATGGGAGCAAAACTTATTCCAATGCTTAAAGCTGGTGGTGAAGGTCTTGCAGAACTAGCAAAAGAATATGAGAATTTTGATACATTAACCAATGATCAGATTGATAGTTTAGCTGATTTTGACAATGTGCTCAATAACCTCAAATTTTCGTTTAAAACAATTAAAGACCAAATCGGGATGGCTTTATTGCCTGTCATGGAAAGCCTTGCTGAAATGGTAAATACAAAGATTGTGCCAGTGGTTAGATCACTAGCAGAATGGTTTAGTAATTTAAGTGATATACAAAAGAATGTCATGGTTGGTGTGCTTGGGCTGGTTGCTGCATTAGCTCCAGTGCTACTCATTGCTGGCAAGTTAACATCAGGAATTGGATCCATGATTGGAATGGTAGGAAAACTAAGTGCATCATTTAGTAGTATGGGCTTAGCCTTAGGACCCATAGCAGCGATTGCAGCATTGTTTGCATTGCTCTATTCAACAAATGAAAACTTTAGAAACTCGATTAATTCACTAGTCCAGACATTAGGATCTGCATTGATGCCGATATTAAGTGTTTTAGGAAATGTTTTTGAAACAGTATTAAAAGCTATAATGCCAATCGTAGACATTTTAGGTAACATGCTTGCTACAAGAATTCAATATTTAGTGACTGTATTCATGCCATTTATTGGGCTCTTAACGAATATTTTAGTCCCTGTTTTAAACGTGGTATTAAGTGTATTTCAAACTTTACTTGGTTTCGTGCTTGGTCCATTATCTATAGGATTCAAGTGGCTATCTGATCTATTAATTGGAATATTTAAAGGTGTTCAAACATTTATTCAAGGAATTCTAGATTTTGTTGGAAATGCAGTGAATAAGGCAATTGATTGGATAAACGCAGTAATTAGAAATATCAACAAAATTGGTGATGTATTAGGTTTTACAGTAGGGGAAATTGAGAATGTTAAGATTCAACTTGAGACTGGACAAATTCCAGAACCTGAAGTAGTAGCAACCAGTACACCAACGAGCGTTCCTGTCAACCAGGCAATCAACAATAATACCTCACAACAAGTCACTAACAATATGGTGACTTATAACAATGATAATTCACAAAAGGATATCACAATCAATGTTACAGTTGAAAACTATGCAGAAGAGCTTGATTATGATGATCTAGCTGAAAAGATTAACTTAAAACTAGCAGAGGTATGGTAGGAGGAAAAATATGATTAGAACATTCAAGATTTGGAACAATCAAATGACAAATTCATATGACATTTCCAGTGAATCCACCAAGGTAACTGACGTAAAAGGTTTGGGTAGTGAGATGAATCATCAATCTCACGATAGCAAGTTCAAGAAAATTATTATATCGAGCGAAGTAAAATATCCTAACATCGATTTAACGATTATTTTTGGACTCAAAAATAATGCATATGCTGACTATATGAACTTTATGCAGTTCTTATCAACAAATGGGAAAAAGTCTTTTACAATCGAGTATACGCATGATTCAGGACAGAGGTTCGTTGATGTAATGCCAAAGAGCATGCCTAAATCTCAAAGAACACAATATAGAACGATTCAAGAAAATTTTTCTTTTGAAAGACTGACACCATTTTATGAGTTGATTGAAGAAAATGATATAACATCGTTTGTTATTGAGAATGATTTTATTGAGGATATTAAGCCAATAATTAAAATCAAAGGAACTTCATCTGCTTCAACAATTATTAAATTTAATAGCTATGACTCAGAAGAAAACATTATTTTAGGCATAACCGGTCTTCCTAAAGACAACACACTATTGACTAGACTTTATAGTTCTAGCGGTCTAGGATATCGAATTATTGATGCAGGTGACTATACATATATTCAATCCGATTTCGATAATTTATATCCGTATTCGGAAATGAAAGAAGTTGTTGATGAATTTGGGAATGTATTCATTAAAATACCAAAGGTTTACATGTTTAATAATGGAACTGAAAGAGCAATCTCAAAACATAAAGTTGACAATAACTGGTTTCTACCACCTGTATTTTATGGACCTGATGGTGAATTGGATTATTTCTTATATGGGAAGTACCCTGCTTTTACTGTAGGAACTAAACTAACAAGTAATTCTGGTGTATTACCCACTGTTTCACAAAATATAACAACATTTAGAACAAGAGCTAAAGCAAATGGTCTAGGATATCAGCAACTTGATATTTGGGCTATCAATGTGATTCAAACATTGTTTTTAGTAGAATTTGCTACATCAAACTCACAAAATGTATTTAGAGGAAGAGTTGACCATACCGAAAGAGTAGCAACTGGGGCAACAGATTATATTAAACAACCTAGTGGAGTTCATAAAGCAACCAATCAGTTTAAATACCGAGGTATAGAAGATGTGTTTGGTCATATTTGGCAGTTTGTAGATGGCATTAATTTTAACGAAGCTGACATATTCATTTGTTATGATCCTGAAAAATATATTAGTACATCAATAACAGAAGACTATGTGCTTTTCGGTCAAAGACCTATGTCAAATGGTTATGTTAAAGAGGAAACATTTAACATAGATCATAAAGGCTTTCAATTTCCAAGCGTATTAGGTGCATCAACATCCACATATTATGCGGATTATTACTATCAAGCGACAGGATTAAGAATTGCAATATTCGGCGGTCGCTGGGACTATGGCTCGGCTGCGGGTCTCTGGTCTTGGTATTCTAGCCTTGCTGCTTCGGACACGAGCTCGGGCGTCGGCGGTCGCCTTCTTAAAAAACCCTTGTAGGGGGTTGTAAGGGGTCTCCCCTTACGAATACTACTTAACTATTTTTATAACCGGGTATAATATGCGATCGGCGGTAACTGGAACAATGGCTCGAATGCGGGTCTCTGGTATTGGAATTCTAACAATGCTGCTTCGAACACGAACTCGAACATCGGCGGTCGCAATCTTTTACAGGTACAAATATTATGCATATTATATCCATAGCCCTAGCTAAAAAATACTCATAAGGGATTGGTCTAGTAAATCATTGAAAAACCAATAAGAGTAAAAGAAGGAGTATCCATGAAAAGAGTAGGATACATATACGAAAAGATATATGACAAAGACAACATTAGAACTGCTATCTATAAAGCAGCAAAAGGTAAAACAACAAAGAGGAATGTCAAATTTATATTAGACAACATTGAAAGGTATGTCGATAAACTCCACGATGAACTTAAAAACGAAACATACAAACTATCCGAAAACAGAATCAAATATATCAAGGATGGTCCTAGGCAAAAAGAAAGATTAATC